TAAAAGCTACAGCAGTGGGAGCTGACTTAACAAACATACCCCTCATATTGGTTATAGCTGGAGCTGTGATTCCAGTTGTTCCATCGAGAATTATGCTCATTATTTAGCCTCCAATGCTTCTATGCGAGCGCTTTGCGTGTCGATGATGGTTTTGAGTTCTTGGATTGCTTTGACCAATCTTGGTGTTAATTTACCAAAGTCTACACCCATCATTTGATCTTCGTCTGTTGGCACAGATACGGCTTCAGGAGCTACTTCTAATAACTCTTGAGCAATGTATCCATATTCTTGATGTTCACCTGATGATTTCCAATCAAAAGAACGAACTTTAATTGCATTAACTGATGCAAGTGCTGACGGAGCATCAATTATATTTTCTTTTAAGCGTTGGTCTGAAGTTGTAACATAAGATGTGGCGGTTGTCCCTACATTTATTCTTCCAACTTGTGTTCCTAAATACTCAAATGAGAATACGTCTGATGATGTAACAACACTATGGTTTAGTGTTATTCTAGCGTATGTCCCTGCGCCTCCAAGATTGGGGCGCATTGTAATTCCTCCAGCAGCACCTACTGATGTAGTCCCCACCAGCAAATTACCTGTGGAGTCGATACGCATTCGTTCGGTTGAACCAGTACAAAAGTAAGTTGCCCCAGATATCATACCTATTTCAGTAGCATTTGTAACATTATCTGAAAATTGTACATATACATCTCGTCCAGTTGCGAGGGTTTGAAATCTAGCAACAGAATTAGAACGTACTGTTGTTCCAGTTTGTCCAGAACTTATAAGTAATGGATTAACACTTGTTGTAGCATTGCCCGCAGTTAAAGAAACACTCGAATTTATCGTCCCTACAACATCTAACTTAGCATTCGGACTACTCGTCCCAATCCCCACGTTGCCGGTGGCATCAATCCTTACTTTTTCTACGCCACTGGAGTTGCTAAATACTAAATCAGGGGATGCGGAATCACTTGCGCCTAAATAATAACCTTGCCCAACAGCGGTTCTTGCTGGTGAATAAGCAACACATATTGAATATAACTCACTGTTTGCGCCAAAAAATGATCTACCACCAGAAACATGGAGTTTTCCAATAGGACTACTCGTCCCAATACCCACGTTCTGCGAGGCATCTATAGTTAGTGCTGTTGTGCCACCACTTTGTAACTGTAAAACCCCAGAAGCATCAGCAGTTGTAATAACACCGCCTCCGCTCGCTGTACTTGCATTAATTGTTGAACTCATATTAATTCCTATTATTGTCTATTCATTATTTATTACAAAATTACCCATCTTTGGCCAGATGGTACAGTAACAGTTACTCCAGAATTAACAGTAATTGGTCCAGTTGAAACAGCATTAGTACCTGTGGGTATACTATAAGATGCTACAATAACATTAGGATTTGTGGTAAATCCTTGCGAACCGTCTTGTAAAAGATTTGAATCTACTTTAGTGAGTGCCATTATTTGACTCCTTTTAATGCTAGTACATCTGCTTGTAATTTTGTTATTGTATCTGATTGCGTGTCGATGATGGCTTTGAGTTCTTGGATTGCTGCTGTTAGAACAGATACAAATTTCATGTAGTCAACACCATATAAATCAGAACCATCATCAGCCTTACCGATTGAATTTACTCTATTAGCAAACTCAGGCATCTTCAATAAATCTTGTGCAATAAAACCATTATCTTTTGTACCATCAATTTTCCAAGTGTAATCTACAGGCTTTAATTTAGATACTCTTTCAATTCCGTTGGTAATTGGCGTGATATTATCTTTTAACCTTATATCTGAAGAAGGATTAAAAGAAGTTGCAGATGCTGTTACAGAGATTGATCCTACTGTACTGGCTGCTTGTCTAAATTCAATAACTGTTCCAGTGCTTGTTTGCCTATTCATGTACCATAGGGCTAAAGTTCCTCCAGCGTTTGTGGACACGCTTTCGTTATATCCTGCACCAACTAAACCAAATTGATTCCCTGCAACGTTTGCCGATCCTGCCGATTTTCCCACCAGCAAATTACCTGTGGAGTCGATACGCATTGACTCAACCCAAGTAGCAGAGTTATTTCGTCTGGCAAACGACAAAGCAGCCCCAGATGACGACAGTGCTTGAATTTTAATGCCATAAGCGTCAGCAACAGGAAGCTCTATGCCCCCAACTGCGGCTAAAGTCGTTTGTGTTGCACCTGATACTTTCAATGTACCTGTAAAAGTAGCGGGCGTTGTATCGACTAAAGTGCCAACTTCAAGTTTTGCACTAGGACTACTAGTCCCAATCCCCACGTTACCGGAGGAGTCGATGCGCATGCGTTCTGTGGTGCCAGTATAAAAGGTCATTGGTGAATATGTGCCAGTACCTCTAATACCAGAATAAAACCCCGTAGTATTACTCCCAGCAATATTAGAAGATGCCTGTAGATATATATCATTAGTAAGTAATGGATCAGACTCTAGTGATATTGATGCAGTAGTGCTTGTGCCATTTGGAATAACAGTTACTACAGTTTGACTATTAGCAACAGTTGTTTGAAATGCTAATCTGTTTGCATATGTTATATTGCTAAAATCTCCAGTAATACGTTGAGCAGTTCCACTAAAGTTTAAATTGCCCGACCCTATATCTAACTTAGCAGTAGGACTACTAGTCCCAATCCCCACGTTACCTGAAGCATCAATCTTCATTCTTTCAATACCAACATTAGTTTTTAATGATAATGTAGTAGCAGAACTAATAGAATTAATATCACCCAACTGACTAGTGCCAACAGTACCTACTCCAGGCTGTACTAATGTGTTGCTTATGGTAACATATTTTACATAAATGTTATTGGTACCAGATAATGGTGCACTTGTAAAAGTGATAGTATTATTTAATACCGTATACGCAGAACTAGGATTTTGAACTACGTTTTCGATAACAACTTCAACTTGATATACAGAAGCAACATTTCTACTTAAAGTAAATGCTAAAATAGAACCATTACCGCTAAAATAATCAACTGCTGGAATAAATCCTTGACTTGTTGGGGTGCTTCCTATATAAGCCATAAATATTCCTTATGCAATTTGTAAAACAGAAAGAATAACATCGGCAGAAGTGGCTGCACTAGAAACTACTTTAAATGCGTCCCCAGTATTAAGAACCAACTTACCGTCCGAACCAAATAATGCTAATGCACCTCCAACTGCTATAGTAGCTCCTTTAATGATATAATAATTAACTGCCGAAGCAGTAATATAAACATCAACAGTAATTGGAGATACTGAAGTATTTGATACAGATAATCCAATAACAGTAGTTTGTGTAGATGCCGCAGCAGTAACTAAAGTGGCTGCCGAAGTTCCAACTCCACTTGCAGTATATCGGGTGAAGGTATTTGTTGCCATTTGTTTTTCCTATTCTAAAATATTTGATTAACCTAGAGCGATTGCTAGGGCAACTGCTGTACCAGCGTCATCTGCTGTACCTGAAGTATTAACTACAAATGGCAACCAAGTTGTTCCATTATGTCCTTCGTGTAATGATGTGGTTGTATTATAACGAATATAACCTGCAACACCAGTGGGTCTTTGAAGTTGTGTTCCCTTTGGTATTAACATAGCATCAGTTGATATAACTTCTAACTTAACTGCTGACGGTGTTCCACCAATACCAACCTGACCAGTAGATATCATACTCATTAATAGAGTATTTGCTAATCCACCAGTATAAAATGCCAATCCAGTAGAAGAACCTACACTAATTCTTCCTGTTCCAACATTATAATCAACCATTACACCATTAGTAAATGTTGTTCCAGTATAGTTATCTTTTACCCACAATCCACCAGAACTCATTAAGTTCGAACCTGTGATTGCCGCTGGAGCAGTTCCACCTATCGCAGGAGGACTTGCCATATAATTAGTAAATCCAGTACCAGAAACAGTAGAAGATGCAGATAATGTAGTAAATGCACCAGTACTTGCTGTACCGCTACCTACTGGACCAGGAGCAGCAAAAGTTGCCCCACTTAATGTAGAAGCATTTAAATTCGCAACGTTTGTAGTTGAGGTAACAGCTAAAGGAGCAGTGCCTGTAGCGACGGTTGAAACTAATTGACTAGATGCTGCAATAGAACCTGTTACTTGTAATTTATAAGTACCTGATGGAACATTACCTAATCCAACATTACCTGAAACATCTTTGTATATCTGGTTAGTTCCAATAGCAATAATACCAGTTGAACCTGTTAGTGTTCCAGTATAAGATATATTTCCTGTTACTTCTAATTTATAAGAACCAGAAGGAATATTACCTAATCCAACATTACCAGAAACATCTTTGTATATCTGGTTAGTTCCAATATTAATAACACTAGTTGAACCAATTATACCACCAGTATATGTAATATTTGCCGCTGTTAATGTACCTGTTATAAAGGGACTTATTGATAATACAGGTCCGCCAGTACCAGTCTGAGTAGGTATAGTTGTACCTCCTGCAGCACCTAAAGCATTATTTAAGTTCTGGAAATTATCATCTACTTGTTGATTCGTTAATGGTACAAGACCATTAGGAACTCTTAAATTAATTGTCGCCATTAGTATCCTTTAATTTTAACGATAACAGGAGAAGTTCTTTTATTTCCGATAACTCTTGCTTTATTGTATTTATATCGTTTGTGTTTCTGGTTAATTCTTCTTGTTGAGATTCTATATTTTTCTTTTTTAAAAGGTAATTATCATACTCCACACTATTAGTATTTATAATAGCATGGGTTGATATATCTCTTACTAAACTATCACTTCCTTCAACTTTTAAATAGTTATGCACAAGCGATAATCCTTAAGTCTTTCGCTCTAGGTGCCGCAGCAGTATTAGTAGATTTCATTACTAATTTTACAGATAAAATATCAAATGGTATTAAACTTTCAATTGTATAATCAACATCATAGAATGAATTAGTTCCAATAGCTGTTTTAGGCATTGTTTTATCTGGAGCAAACAAAGTCCAATTTACAGTAGACATATCTGTACCATTAATAGATGTCTTATAATAAACTAAAACATCTGCTTCAGTTGGGCAATTTACTGCATATCTAACTCTTAACATAGTTGCTTGATTTGCTAACGATATTACCTTTGAAACATATTTACTTGCTGTTGAACTACCAACTGGAGTAATCTCATCAAAGAATGCATTATAATAATTTACTGTTAAACTTGCCGTTGCTTCTGTAGTAAATGAAGTTCCAGATAATGTTAAAGCTCCAGTAGAATAATTAACTGCAGTTACTAAAAGTTTTACACCATTAGATGATGTATTAGTTGCCGAACCAGTAAACATAATATATGTACCAACAATAACTCGTTTCAACATATCTTGGTAAGTTGAAGTATTTGCGGTTAATGTGCTACCAGTTAAAGTACATGCTTGAGAAGTAAACAATACCAAGTTATCAATGCTTGCTATATTAGTATTTAATTCAGTTGGACTATCAACTTTATTGGTAACAGCAATTGCAGAACAACCATGAGTATCAATAATAGGCGATAAAGAAGCATTTGTTGTGCTCATTACAGCATTAATATTTAACTTTCCTGTTGCTCCAGTTGGTATAACTTTTACAGATGGATAATAATTGTTATCATTAGTAATACAAGCAACCGCAGCATTTAACAACCCGCTTGATAGTTCAGTTGTTTCTGTAGTATATGCAACTGTAGTATCAGGAAATGTTTGAGCACTTATTGAAGGATGTAATGTTTCAAACCTAACACTTCTTGTTGATTTAACTGCAGTTCCACCAATAAACCCTGTTGTTGCTGCAACAGAAGAGACAACACCAGTTCCAGCACCAACTGTAGCAGCAGTAAATGTATCACCTATAGCATAAGTTACTGCAGATGTGCCTGCAGCAGTATTCCATTGTGCTTGAGATGTACCTGTTAGAGTTGTAATTTTATATTTCCCACCAACTACAAAAGAACCAGCAGTAATTGAATTTGCTATAACAACTGTATAACTATCTAAAGATGGATTAGATATTTGCCATTGTTGATTTAATACTGCCGCAGTTACAGAAAGATCTGTAGAAGTTGCATCTGATAAAGTAACATATTCACCAGTTTTTAATCCGTGATTATTGTGCCATACTCTAAGAGTAGAAGAACCAGATAAAGTTTGGATTGGATTACTTTCTAGAGTTACTTTACTTAGTAAATCGTTTGTCATTACTATATTACTAGTTTTTGTAATATCAAAGTTTGCTTTCCAAATTGTAAACTTCATATCTTGAGTTTGGTCAGCAGTCCAAGTAGATCCATTTTGAGATTTAAATAATACACCATTGTATGGTTGCTCTGATATTTTATCAGAAGATCCTGGAATATCATCGCCCACTTGAGAAATCCAAATTTTATATTTGTTTGAATCACTTAACACAACTAAAGCATATTCAGTCTTGTCTTGTACATAGATAGGACTAGGGAACATAATAGTTGTTGGTGTATCATACTTAGGATAAGAAACACCATCAAAAGTCGTCACTTTAGTTGAAGATAATTTTACATCTTCTGATTTAATTGTAACACGACTAAATGGCAATACAGTTTTTCCAGGATAACCATTAACAACTTCTCTAATCTCAATTGCTACTGGAATATTATTATCTTTAGAAGCAAAGAACAAATCAACCTTAGATAACATAGCACCACCTCTACTATCAACTAAGAAAGTTTGTGCTAAAGGATCATACCAACCAGTATCAGAAACAACTCGTTCGCTTGACTGAACAACAACTTGATTTTGGGTAACTGCTTCCTGAACAATTTCTGCGTTTCTGGTAGAAACTACAGTTGCTTGCTTAGTTTGAATTGTGCCAGAAGCAACATAATCTTTCCTTCCTCTTGAAGTAAATTCACCAGTTGCTACGTTTGTATCAACAAGTTTAAATTCTCTTGAACCAGTTCTAAATCTAACAGCATTTGTATTAGGAATATTGAATATTAAATTTAAATCGCCTGATAACCCAGTAACATAAGTTGTTGGAACAGTAGTTGATAAATATTTACCAGTTGATCCAGATATAGAACCTGTAATTGTTTCATTTAGAGTAAATGTACCAGTTTTATTAAGCACATATAATTTATATGTAATTGTACCAGTGTTACTTATTTCACGTTCTTTTCCTACAAGAACTGCTTTTACACCACTTGTTGCTCCAGTAATAACATCTCCAATATTTAGGCATACTTGAGTATCGCCATTAATTCGGCGAACTGTATCTACAGTAGCATCAATACCAGCATTTGACGTTGTATCAAAATCTCCAGTTACAGGAGTATATGTTAATACTGTTGCAGGTGTACAATATGCAGATATATCAGTATTATCAAAGAAAGGATAAAATCTAGTATTAGGTTTTAGACCTTTAGTTTGAATTAATATATTTCTAGAACGAATATATGGAATTACTGCAGTAGATAAAATTCTATCATCTACTACTTTATTGTCTATTTTAGTAACAATTTTTGTATTAACTCCACTTCTTGATTGACCTACTTGTGTTGCTAAAGTTTGAGTTGTAACTTGTCTAGCCGGACCAAGACCATCTGCTCCAGCACCACCGCCAAATCTAGCAATAAAATTATCAGCAGCAAGTTGAGTTGCTCCATTATCTAATGCCTGTTGGTTTGCCCAAGTATTACTATCCCTAGCAATACCCCACGCAGGAGTTCCTCTAACTGTGGTATAATAAGCAGAAGATACTACTACTGGCGCACCATACCATTGATTTTGCCAAGAGTTCCAAACAGTACCTAACACACCAGATTTTTCAGCTAATGTAGAAATAGTATTAAAGTTACCTTCTACATTTTGTATAATGTCTGGTCTACGATCTACTTCAAACCATTCATCAGATGATGGGTTCATTTTTACATCACCGATAAATGTAAATACCGCAAATGGGTTTACAAATTCAGTTCTGGAAGCATATGCATTTTTAGCGAGAGCAATATGTGGAGTAGTTGGATCTAATGGTAAAGTTACAACATCTCCGTATAATTTATAATTTGTACTGGTTACAGTATTCAATAATAGATTAACATTATTCATATATGAAAATGGTCTTAATTCTCCATTTTCCATATCCACGGCACAAACATAATCAGATGAAGATGTATCTCCTATATTATGACCAGTAAAATTATCAACAATAAATCCATTTTTAAATCTATCCAATCCCTTAGCATCTGTTACTGACAAACTAGAAGTTTCTTGTTCTAATAAAGATAATGATGTATAATATTCAAGGTTGTCTATACGTTTTTCTAAACGACCAATATCTCGCATAGTATAACGTTTGTTGTCAACTCTAACAATAGATGTATCTTTTGTACTATATGTATATGGAGCCATATTCAGAGTACACATCAACATTCCTGTTGAAGGATCTGATGGAATACCTGGATTTAATGAAGAAGAACCTTTTATATTAAAAAAGTTTCCATTAATATCTAAAGCAATTTTATCTATTCTACCTAAATAATATGATAAATCAACACTCATATTATATCCACGTTTAGGCATATTCAAATTAAATGAATCCATACGAGGTCTAAAATCAATAACATCTCTTAAACTATTATTTGAATAATAAGGAATCATCTCATATCCAATATTGGTATAAGAACCTAAATCACAAAAATCTCCAGTTGAATGTGCAAAGTATTGATAATTTACAGTAATACTAGTTGATGGTGTTGGATATGATGGTTTTAATGTAATTTTACCATAATCATAATAAGCATCTCTTTGTCCATCATCAAAAAAGAACCAATCACTGATATCAGTAGTACCAGACATAACATTTACTAGTTTGTAGCAATCTGAATAGTCTAGTGTTAGTGTACTTGCGGCAACCTGTGCTAATGTAAAAGTTTTAGATGCAGTTGTTAATGTTTTAATTTTTCTTGAACTAACACCAACCTTATTAACAGTACAAAATACAGTATAAGATGTAGATGGAGCAGAACCAAATGTTAATGCAGCAGTAGAACCGCTAGCAACAACACTAAAACTACTAGAACCTACAGAATTACCTGTAGCATCTTGTACATAATAATTAGAAGAATCGGGTAATAATGTACCTGCTGGAACAGAAATATTTAATGTATTACTAACTGCAGAAACAATAGTTGCGGGTTGTACAATATAATAATTATGATCTGATATAGATTGAGTAGCATAGTGAGGCAATGGAAATACTAATGAAGTTCCGTATGGCTCAACTAATTGAGTTTGTATTCTTGCTATAGCAACAGGAGTAGTAATAGTTGCAGCCGTTGTTATAGATGTTATTGCTACGTTTGTATCAGTAGATGGAGTTGAGGCTATTTGTGCTTTATATATGCCAAAATATACCCAATCACCCGATTTTAATTTTTCAGCATCAGAACCAGATAACCATTTTGTACCAAATCCAACTAGTGCTGAAGTAGCAGGTCCAGTATATGTTACAGAACCTACAGATACAGAATATGTATCTGGTGTTACATTTGCAGTAAATGAGTTTGCAGCAAAATAAAAAGATTTTACATCTCTTGCAAAATTCTTATTGGTATTCATTTTTACATCATATATAAACATACGGACATATGATGTAGAACCTGTACCACTTTCTGATTGAATACCTCTAACACGGCATGTACCAATTACACTACCAGCAGCAGTTCCAGGAGTTGTTACAATAGAATCATATAATGATACAACTAAACCAGATGTCATAGGTGGTAATTTACGAACATCAGTTACTTGTACATAAGAACCTACACTTGTTGCAATAGATGCATTATTATCAGATAAAGTATCTCTTGGTTTTTCTACACTTAAATAAGAGGTAGATATTTTTTCAATTTCATATCCTTGAACATATGCCTTCCCAGGTTCAAATCCAATAGCTAATTTAGATGCATCACCAACAATTGATGGTGTTATAGCATCAGCAGAATAAATACCACGATTGTAATAAGGAACAGCAAGTTGTTGCCAGTTTCCTACAATACCAGAAGTATGAGTAGGAGCAACCCCTCCTGCATCAATGTTATTAATAGCCATATAATAATATAAACCATTCAACATTACATCGCCTGCTAAAAATGATTTAGCAGAATCCCAAGATCCTCTATCATTATTTCTATGTTCTCTAACATCTATTTCAAATCTTGATATACTATAGTTACCAGATTCATCGTATGTTCTGCGAGCAAAAGTCTTTTCTATTTCAGAGTATTCTGTTTTTCTACTAGCAGAAATAATATTGCCAGCAACAACTCTACCTAGTTCTACAAAGTTTTCTGATGCAGCATCAATGGTAATTGCCGATAATATCAAATCAATAAAGTAACGATGTGCCCCTGGAGCAGCATAGTTATAACTTCCTTGAGCATTATCAAGTAAACTTTCGTATCCAGCATCATCAGATGTAACAGTAGATTCTACTACATCAAATCCTATACGATATGTTGGCGAGAAGGTATACTTATCAAGAACAATTGTTTGTGCATCGCATAATACAAAATATCCATTTACATAATACACACCTTTCTGTACTGTGCACGTAGAACCAAATCCAATAGCAGAAGAATCTGATGAAACTGTAATACCAGTATAAATTCCGTCTAATGATTCTAATTCATCTGATATAACAAATGTTTTTGTAACAGTATCACTAGCAGTTTTTGTATAATTAATGAATAAAGTGGCTGGGTCTGTATCAGTTGCTGCAGTAGCGTGGGTAACAAGAGCTTCAATACCAGTTGATGTTTTAATAGTTAATCCAATTAAAACTGTAATATCATCAAGATTACCTATGTCTTGTAACTTTACATAGTCGATTTTAGAATTAATAGAAAATTCACCAGGGATTACAACGGTACCATTTTTAAAAATATGATCACCTTGTTTTTTAATCTGATTCTGAAGAATTGTTTGAAATTGATTTAATTCTCTAGCTTGAACCGCAACAGAAGGTCTAAACAAAATAGAATAAAATTTGTTATTTTCATCGAAGTCGTTGAAATATGGTTCAGTGTTAAAATCAAGCATTTTTATTTTATCCTAAAATATGTTATTTGATTATTTATTAAAAATTTATTACAGTTCTTAAAATTGCTGCTGCGCCACTAGTAGCAACAAATGAGGCTTCATTATCAATAAACAATAAATCTCCAGAATATTTATCAACCGTAGGGGGTGTTACTGAAGATGCTATAAAATAAATACCAGAACTTTTAATAAACTGCATACCAGAAGAAGGTATACCATTATCTAAAGGTATAAGCAAAATATCTGCCGATGTAATTGAAATAACCCTAAATCTATATGTAACAGAATTTGAATTAGTTGTAATAATATCATCTACTAAGATACTAGGATTAATAATTGATGTAGCGGTAACTTTCCAACAAGTTGATGAAAAGTTAGAAGTTAAATTAGTAGAATCTTTATATCTTATAGGATCTTTAATTATTCCTATTTGTCTATAATCATTCGTTACAGTTAATCCTTGATTTGTATTATCTGATAACTTTGAGTAAAACATCAATGATTTGGCGTATAGATGATTGATAGTATCTTTACCAAGTCCGCCAAATGGAGATGGCACAACTCTTGCTAATGCTCCAGCCCCAGTAGTATCTGTAATTACAACATTTGCCCAGTTATAATTAGAACCTCTATTGACAATATTTATGTTTGATATATGACCATTAATTACAATTGCTGTAGCAGTAGCTCCTACTCCATCTCCTAGAATTGCTATAGAGGGAGATGCATAATTATATCCACCCGATATAACTTGTATACTACAAATATTTCCAGATATAGTAGATACTTCAATTTGAGCTTGATTTGAGTATTGTTGAATTCCAGTATAAATCGTTGCTGAAATATTTGCTCCATACCCAGATCCAACTACAGTAAAGTTGGTATATGAATAACCAGTACCAGCATTATTAATTTGAACCCCAGTTAATTTTCCACCTGAAATTAATGGAGTCAATGAAGCATCTATACCATCACCATTAACAGTAATAGTTGTTGCTAAGTTACAAACTACAGAAGCAGTTCCTAAAATATATGTAGAACCTACAGTTGTTCCTGGATATGTCCCACCGGTAGTTCCACTAACAGTTACTGTATAAATGTATCCATAATGATAATAATTTTGTCCTGTAACAACTGCTGTATTAAGAGGTAATTCTTCTGAAGCAGAAAGATATCCATCTCCAGGATTATCAATAAAAATATTAATAATACTACCATTTGCACTATACTGATTTTGATTAGCAGTATATACAGGCATATAATTAGATGTAAGAAATTTACTACTTGCAGGTATACTAGACATATATTTCCAAGTATATCCATCTGCAGTTGTTAGATAATCTGAAGATATTCCTGTTGGAGCTACAGTAGATAATGCTCTATCATTATTATTAACGCAAACATAAATGTTATATCCATATTGAACATAATAGTTAGTATCTTCTATTCTCTTACCCCCGCTTACACCATTAGTAATTACTGCAACTGCACCAGCAGTACCAGAAGAGAAATTTACACTAGGAATAATTGTGTAACCATAACCTCTATTAACCATTGTGATTGAAATGATCTTTTGGTTATTTACACCTGAAGTTCCAACTGTACAAGTTGCTGTTGCCTGTATACCAACACATGTTAAAACTGTTCCGCCATGAGCATAATCAGTTCCTATTACCCCTAGTAAAATAGAGTTACTTGGTCCAGTAGTTCCACCAGTTTTAACTGTATATAAACTACCATTATAAAAATACTGGCGATTTGCTAAAATAACCAAAGATGTAGGAACTACATCTCCTATTGTAATTGTAGGAGCAGAAGGATATAATGAACCTCCAGATACTAAATCTATTCCTTGTATTTCCGAAGAATATTGGTCATCATAAACATCGTATACAATTCCAGTTATCCAATTTACTCTAGGAACAACATAGGATATATCAGATGGTGCAATTTCTTTAAATGCTATAATTTCATTTCTACAATCTTTTTCATAAGCTCTAGAATCAATTACTACTGGTGGAGTTGCTTCATCTAACCAATTTAAAGTTTTGCCAACAAAATAGTAATAACGAGTTGAACGAGATAATATTTCTTTGTAAATACCATCAGCAAATGAGTTATGCGCAGCAGTTTTTAGTAATGAATTTGCCATTTGTATTCCATTAATTTATTGTAAGAGTCCAGATAATTGCTAATCCATCAGTTGCTAATAGAGGTATAGAACTAAATGTTGTTCTACAAACCATTGTACCTGTAGTTAATTGAGTAAACATACCAGCCTCTGTAACATTTCCAGCATAACCAGTAAAGGACGCAGATACAGTAACAATATTTGTTCCTGCTGTATGTGTAATACTAGATACAGGAACTCTTACTCCCAATATAGAAGCTAAATCCGTATCTGCTATGGTTGGAGTTGCAGTTGATGTGCCAAATCCAATATGAGAAATAGTTTTACCTTCTTGTCCAGAACCAGATAATAGCCCAGCAATTCTTGCGGCAATATGATTTTTACCTGTTGTTACTACTAAATTTGGAATATCAGTTTCATATTTAAAATTACCATCTTTATCGGTAACCCTAAGTTTTACTTTACCAGTTATTCCTATAATATCATTTAAAATCATTATGGTTCCTTTTACTATTTATATTACCGTGGTTAAAGTGTCTGCACTTTCGGTGATTATCTGGTCAGACCCTTCGGTCATTAAATTATATATACGGTCTACTGAAGAAAGGCCAATATTTCCTATAGTAGAATTGACTTCAAATATATTCTCTATATTATATTCGCCAAATACTTCAGTTCCAGTAGGATGTACTAAATTTTTAACAATAGATTTATAAGAATCAAATATTTCATCTAATTGTATAGCATATGAGAATGCCTGATAATACTTACTGTCTTGAATATAAATTGTATCATCTAAGAAACCATCATTATTTTTATAATATCCTGGATACTTAGCAATAGAACCCAGATCAATAGAAATAATAGCATAATCATTTGGGTCTACCACTGCCTTTGATGGAGCATTGGCAAATGATCTAACAATATTTCCAGCATATGTACCATCAACATATAACCCAAATCCTAGAGTAGATGCATAATTATAAAAACTTAATAATCCTTGATCAGTTAATTGGTCGATAGAATCTGATATAGTAGCACTTAATGAAGGACTTGACCCAGTAATTGTAAAATAGTTCTGTATTAATGAAGTTAAGTTTGTTGTTGCTAATATACTTGTAGTAAATGCAGTTGGGTATCCTATACCAAAATTAATAAATTTAGCAACTTTAATACCACCAAACCCATCGACTGATTCTATTTTTATTACCGAACCAGTACCTGAACCAATAATGTCATATGTTTGACCTACTTTAAAGTTTTTTCCTGCTTGATCTATTCTTAATGTTGATGTCGTAGCAATAATAACACCAGTAAAAGTAGTTGAATAGTTTAATAAATCTCCTACATTAAACGTTCCAGTAAACCCGCTTAATAGAAAAAACTCATAAACCCCAGCAGTACTTGTTTGTTCATAACTATCAATAAAAACTTGTATCTTTTTAAGATTAGTTCTATCTGTAGAAATAATATTAACAGTTTTTCCTAAAATATCATCTGGCAACCCGATATTAACTTGGGCAAATATAGAAATTCTTTGCGTCCATTTGCCATCAGATACTCTAAGCATTTGCGTGGCAGGATATCGTATCTCAATTTCTTTATTGTATAATAATCTAAACAATAACTTGTAAGATGCTTCGGTACCCTTTGAAATATATAATTCTTTTATCTTAGGAAGAAGAAACCTATCATCTATTAAAGTAGAAGGAAAATTTAATGCCAACTCACTTTTAAAGTATCGAATAAAAGAATCTAAAGTAGAATCAATATCTCCTATTTTATCAAAGTCTGTAACAATTTGAGTTTCTAAATATTCATAATATGCTTCTACAAAAGAAACAAATGTCTGGTAATCTTCCCGAACAAATTCAGGAAATTGCGAAGATACTAATGAAGATATTTTTGGTTTATTAGAAGCCATTATATTCTACTTGTAGTAAAGGTGTAATTTTTACCGCCTCTTAAATCTCCAGAAGCTGACTTATCAGAAATAACATTAACCACTAAATCATCTTGTGATATTTGTACAATTTGAGTTAGAGCAGAAACTACATCATTTGAACTTGGTTTAACATACAAATATAATGTATCACCTACAATCGAAGTTATTTTTAAGTTTTTAAATTTAATTATTCCTTTAGCATAATCTACTGTACCAATATTTGTATTAATAGTTACTCTAATATTGCTACTATCTATGTAAAACAATTGCATAGTTCCCAAACCATCATCAGTAAGATAATTTACATATGAGTTTTCTGCAACATAAAACCCAGAACTCAATACAATATCTTCTTTTGCTCCAGAATAATATATTGGATTTATTAGATCAACACTATATTCAGCAATAATATTATATTTTGGATCAATTGATCTTTTAAGTGTAACAGTTGTTGTATTATTAACAATTGATTCTTCTGAATTATCAATTAATCTACTTAATTTTGAGTATCTAAAAATACCATCAAACCTTTGGAGTTCAGTAACATCATAATTTAATATAGTATCTGTCACTATAGTTTTTATATCATTGATATTACGAATAGTGTTTAACTCATTATAATATACAGTAGTTTTTACTACAATACCAATGTATGTTGCATCTACTATTTCAGGTATTACAGTAAGAACATTCTTATTTGGAAGAATTGTATTTAAAATATAATCTTTTTGATAGGTTGTTAGTAATTCGCTAGATTTAGGTTTTATAGATATAAATGTTTTACCATATACAGGCGGCGTATTATCTTCTCCACCCCAAACTGATACTGAACGCGCTTCAGAAAAGTTAGAATAAATTAATGCGGCATAATCATTGGCAGTTACACCCCTATTCTGAGCTGAATAAGCTCTTGGAGCATTGAATCTAATTGATTCAATATCTTCAGAATTAGATCCACCTGATGCTTTAGAAGTTGTAGTTATTATAGGAGCAGATGTAACACCCACTGGCAAAGTACCAGAATATGAGAATAATCTAGCCCCATTTGGAGCTTCTAAACTTGATACACTATAGTTTATAATAACTATATTTCCATTTGATAATGCAGTACCTATAATGCCATTACCAAAAGTTAATTCGTATAATCCATTATCAATTTCTTTTACCCAATATGCATTAGAAGAACTCTCAACATTTACTATATTATCTGCTAATGTATAAGTTGTTATAAGAGATGAACCAATACTTTCTTGTACTGTTACTGTTACCGTAGATAAATCAACAAATTGATTTGGTATAATATATTGTACACCATTTGCAACTGTGTACTTATTTACCAATTGATTAGTTTTTTCTATTAGTTCAACTCCTGTAAATGTATAAGTTGAAGCAGAACCAACATAATATAATGAAGAACTATTATAAAAAGTATATGTTACACCATTTACACTAGTTGTAAATGGGGACCCAGCGGCAACTGATATTGGATTAACACCCGTTCTAGTAAATGTTATATTAACTATTGCTCTTGCACAAGTTGCTGATTTGGGCATATAACCAAGTTCTTTTGAAATTGATACAACGCTATTTCTTTTTCTAGCTGAATCAAGAAACATTTCATTAATTGATAAATTATTATAAATTGCATTATAATGAGTATTGTATGTTAATACATCTAACAATACAGATAAACCAGAACCATCAAAATCATAATCTGAAAATATGTCTTGCCCTTGCAAAAATTCTTTAAGTCCAGATTTCTGAGAATCAAAATCTAATGCAGTATAATTAATTTTTTTAGATGCCATTAGCGAGTTCTCTCTAATATTAAATCAAGTGATATTGGGTTTAATGTGTTTAAGATAGTAAAATAAATTGAAACATATACAGAATTATTATCTGGTGAGACATTAATAACCACTTCATTTAAAAATACTCTTGGTTCGTGGTTATTAATTAAATCGGTAATAGTTCGTTGTAAAGTAATTGTCAATAATGGAGTCGCTAAATCAAACAACAAACCTTTAATAGGAGAACCTATTTCTGAATGAAATGGTCTTTCATAGTTTTGAGTTAGTACCAAATTTTTAACAGATGCCTTAATAGCATCTGCATCATATCTAATATTAATATCACCAGTTACTGGATGTGCAGTAAAGTTTAAATCCAAATCCGAAAAGGTTCTAGTAGTTCTTGCCATCTTAATATTCCATTTATATTCTATTATTTATATAGAATTGCTCGACATCTATTGACAAGAGTATATACTGACTAATAGACTATGAAATTAGTTCTATTAGTCAGTATACCTTAATTATTATTAATATAATCTGTATAAAATATATGTAGATACTGCGGTTCTTCTCAATCTAAATCCCGCAGATGTACCTATAGCAACAGTCAAAGAACCTACACTGGTAATACCCGTATTAACTGCAACAGTAACAGCGGCTGAAGTTATGCCAGCATTCACTATATGAAAATCAAACCCAATATCTACTTTAGGAACACCTGTAAATCCAGAATCTAAAGCAGTACCTAAAGGAAGAGTCATAGTAACGGCTGTTGTAATTGCAGTGGCTACAGTAAAAATATCACCTTGTAATTGTGTTGCTGTTATGGCATTCGCGCCTGCTGCTAATGCAGTTGGTGCTGGAGCATATTGCCAAAGATTTCCTGAACCTATATAGACATTACTTAATGAATCAATTTTCATAGCATCAGTAGTACCATTACCGATTACAAAGTGAATAGAATTTGCAGTGGTTGTGCCTATTGCTAAGTCACCCGTTGTTGATGTCAAGTATACCATATTAGCTGTATTTAATGAACCTGATCCTACCCAACCACTACTATTCATACCAAAATCACCATAATAGGTAGTTGAAGTAGTAAGATTGTTTGCTACGATGTGGTCAGAAGATGCAGATGCTCCAACATTGGTATTTTGTATTTCAGTTTGAATATAACTGTTTACTGTTGTTTGGTATGTTGCTAAATGATTTACATCCACATAACCCAAGGTACCATAAGAAAATGCTCCTATACTACTCGAACCTGTTGTAACACCATTAGTAACATTAGTAGCAGAGGTAATTGAAGTAGTAGCACCTATAGCACCTGTTACTTCTAACTTATATGTACCTGACGGGGTGTTGCCAATCCCCACGTTGCCGGTGGCATCAATCCTTACTTTTTCTACGCCACTGGAGTTGCTAAATACTAAATCAGGGGATGCGGAATCACTTGCGCCTAAATAATAACCTTGCCCAACAGCGGTTCTTGCTGGTGAATAAGCAACACATATTGAATATAACTCACTGTTTGCGCCAAAAAATGATCTACCACCAGAAACATGGAGTTTTCCAATAGGACTACTCGTCCCAATACCCACGTTCTGCGAGGCATCTATAGTTAGTGCTGTTGTGCCACCACTTTGTAACTGTAAAACCCCAGAAGCATCAGCAGTTGTAATAACACCGCCTCCGCTCGCTGTACTTGCATTA